TATTATATTTATTATTTAATTTATATTATATTATTTAATTATTATTTATTTATATTTATCTTCATAAATAATATTATCGTTTTTAATTTTGTTTCTTTATTTTTGTCAAAAATCATAATTTTTTATTTTATTGTATTAAAGTACAAAGATGAGATAAGTATTTAGTGATAATTTCCCCTTGTATCTCAACCGAAAAATTAACTAAACATTTGAATTTATGCTTAGTTTAATTAATCTTACTTTATTAATAAATGATATACCATAAGTTCACAACTCTTATATCAATACATCTTGCCATGTCCACAGATGTTCTACAAGGTTAATAGCTTCAAACCTCACTATTAACGACTAATAAATATTGGCAACCCTATACTCTTTTGGGGGATTAAGGAAGATAAATGAAGACACTTTCCCCATGTTGCGGGACACTGGCGTTCAATTACTGGTTAGGTAAAAGGTAGAAACCATAAACTACGGGAGCTAAGGGATTTCTAAATGTCCTTATTAATATTCAATTTTAATGTAACAAATAGCATTATCCAAACAATGTTGATTTTCCTTCTCAACAAACCTTAATGTCCACGACCCCCTTTCAATTACTTTTTATAGCACCTTAATTATCAAAGAGTATCAATCCAATCTTTCTATAAAATGTCTTCAAGCTATAAATTTCATTTTGGTTTTTTTATGACCATCCTAATTCTTAATAAAATAATAATACTCATCCCTTGTTAGTTGGCTTATTTGCAGGTAACAATAATTCGTGTTTCAGCACGAAGAAGACTTATTGACTTACTTCGTACCATTATTCTATCAGTGTATTAAGCTAATAAATATATTGTGTTTTAGTTTTCTTTCTAGTATTTTTTAAGTGATACAAACATCATGTGGGTATACACACTACTAAATATAACACTAACTTTTGTTATTGGTATATGTCAAAACCTCAATATGTTTTAATATTTCTTATGGAAACACATATAAAAATCCAGTCTACTTATCTCATCTTATTTCTTTTTAGGTTTAAATTTTCTATAATCTAATTGTCCTTTTAATTCTTTTTCTGAGAAAATTCTTTTTGACATTTTAATAATGAAATCTTTATCAACTAATAAGTTAAATATTCCACCTTTGTCAAATTTCTTTATTAATCCAAGACGATATAATTTACAATTAAATACACATCTATTTTTACTTCTTCTTTTAAGTATTCCATTTGCGATTAAATTATAAAAGAAATGTGGATTAACTTTTGTTTGTTCATCATAAATATTTTTGAAGAAATCCATATTTTTCATTTTATCATCTCCTTTCTTAAATATATTATAGCACAAAAAGAAATATTTGTCAACTCTTTTTGTAATTATATTATATCATATAATTTTTAATTTGTCAACACCTATTTCCAAAATAATTTATTTTATTTTGTTAATGGTATTATATCACATAAAATAAATCTTGTCAACTATTATTTTTATTGACATTTTGTTTTGTTTGTGTTATAATATATTATGGGGAAATTATGTATTTTTAAAAGAATAAATAAACAAAACAAAAAACGATAATACTATATAGAGATTAAAAGAGGTTAAAAATGAAAACAAAATATGGTAGAAAATATAGAATATTGTATCAATATTTTAGAACTAAATGGAATGATGGTTTTGATGAGTTTAGGGAGAAATGTTTGGCAATGTCTATATTATGGGTTAAAAAAAAAGGAAAGAGATTACATACAAAAGATGAATTACAAGATTTACAGCAAGATGCAATCTTGTGTTTTTTAGAAGCAATGGAAAAATATAATGAATGTATTGGTAGGTTTTATGGATTATTTAAAATAAAACTAAAAACATTAGACCAACAATTTATGGCTAGATACATGGGAGTTAATGTTCCATATTATTTATATTTAAAGATGATTAAAGAAAAAGGAAGTTTAAGTATTGCATTTGAAGATTTTGTTGAATGGAAACTTGGGTATGTAAATTATAGAAAAATGGGGGTGTTTGAATAAAATGGCAAGAGTATTAAAATTTGATGATATTTATGTTCCAGTAGATAAGATAAGTTCTTGTACCATATCAAAAGATTTTGCATTTGGGATTGGAACAAAAGATAAATATACATTAAGTGTTAAAGTTGATGGTGGAATAACTTATAATGTTATTACAGGTGTTGAAAATAAGTCTTTACTAGAAACATTTATATTAGATAAGATTTGGGGAAATGCAGATGGTGTATTAACATATGATGAAACTCCATTGACATCAGAAGAAAATAAAATAAGAAAAGAAAAAATTAAGAAAGACAAAGAAGAAGAAAAGAAACCAGATGAATTTAAGGAAGAAAAGAAAGAAGAAATTGTTGAAGATGAACAAATTGAGTTAGTTCCAGTTGATAAAAAAGAACCTTTAACAAAAGAAGAGATAAAAGAAGTCTTTAATAAAGCAAAGAAAAACAAAAAGAAAGGTGATTAATTATGCCACAATCAAGATTGAATAAAGATGAGATAATTCAATTAGCTTTCTTAAAATTAGGAGAACAACATCAATTATATCATAATAATATATCAGATAGATTATTAATAGCAGAACAATTATTCAATGATATTATAGTGGATTTAGGTAGCGATGCTACCTTTACTTTTAATAGTAGAACAATAGAATTAGATAAATTTAGTAACGATACTAATTTTAGAGGTGAGTTTAAATATAATAAACCAAATGATTATTTAAGTAGGGTTTGGACATCTGACTTTAAGGCTAGGATAGAAGCCGAATATATTTGGTCTAAAAATGATACACTTCAACTTTGTTATTGTTATGAAATGAATTTAAGTGATTATCCTCTTTATCTCAAAAAATTAATTGTACTTAAATTGGCAAAAAGATTGGCAGAGGTTTATGATGGATATTATCAAAAAATACCAATGTTAGATAGAGATATAATTGATGAAACAAATAGGATTGTAACACAGGAAGGGTTACCATTCCCAATGGAGAGGTGATTAAATGGCTGGTGGACAAACTTATCAAAGTATATTCAATTATGGAGAAGTCGGACATTCATTAGATGGGTTTAGAGATAGTGATATAGCAAAACAAAGTGCTACAAAAATAGTTAATTTTTATGTTAGTGAAATGGGAACACTTCAAGTTGCCAAACAATATGAGCAAAAAGATATAATAGATTTTTCTGGTGGATATGAACATATACCTAAAAATGAATTTCCATTAACAGATAAGATTTGTGAAATAAAAAATACTAAGTATTCTTTTTTTATTGCAATAGGAGAGAAAGCTATATACACAGTTTCTAAGTTAAATAAAAAAATTATAAGTAAAATTAATTTTGATGGAGATAAAAAATTATTTGATCAATTTTGTAATTCAAATGTATTTCAAGATTATATATTTATTAGATTAAAGAATAATGAAATTAAAACATACACATATAATAGTAATGGTGTTTTAGGTACATTTGATTTTTTTTCACAAATTAAAATACCTTATCAATCACAAAGAAGTATTACTGTTGATGTATATAAGTTGTTTGAACAATTAGATATTAAGGGACAAAAAATTATAATGCCAGTATTTATTACTTCGTTTAGGGATAATACAATTCGTTTATCTTTAAACCACAATGGAGATATAACTGTTGCTGGTATTAATATTCCAATAAAAAGACTATATGTTACTTATAGACAAGCATTAAGCCAAGATACAATAACAACAACTGGAATGGCTGTTGGAGATTATTTTCTTGTAATGAGTACCTTTAATAAGATAGATAAAAATAAAAGACAAGGATATTTCATAGATGGTAGACCATTGGAATTTAGAGAAGCTAATAGAGTTACCGATGTAAAATATGGTGGAGATTATTATACTAAATTATTTGCTAAATGGGATTTTGATAATCCAAATACAATAGAAGTATCAGATGAAATTACATATGGTACACAAGAAAATTTCATTAAAGATTTAAATAATATTGTAGATTTTTGTGAATTTCAATCTCGCTTATGTATTGCTACAAAAGATAAATTATATTTTTCTAAGGTTTTAGATATAACAGATTTTAGAACTGGCGTAGAACAAGATAGTGGATTTTATATTAAACCATCAACAATAGAAGGAAATCAAAGTGATATAATGAAACTTATTTCTGGAAATGGAATTTATGTATTATCAACAGAAGGGATTTATATATTTAGTTATGGTGAAATGGCAACAGCACAACATCAAAACATAAGAATTGCAAGTACAAATAATTCAACAGCAATAGCTACATTAATTGATGACATACTTTATTATATAGATGTTACTGGTATACTTCGTTCCATTATACCAACATATAGTAATGGAGTTGTTCAATTTACAAATATTACAGTTGATAAATATTCTCATGATAAATTTAATTATATTTATTTAACTAAATGTGTAATAAATAATAGAAATTCATTAATATGTACAACCAATAATAATACAAAAGAATTTAAAGTATTTGAATATGTTGGTGAAAACTTATTTAGAAGAACAACCATTGAATTTCAAAATACAGATATAATTATTGGATATGGAGAAGATTTAATTTGTGGAAGTAAATATTATCAAATTACACCATTTAATATGTTACATTCTCAATTAGTGTTAAATTTACCATTTATACAAACTAATTTTGGTGGAGTATACGAAAATGATTTTACTCAAAATTATAATAGATGTTCAATGAATATATTTAATAAAAATAATTCATATATAAAAGATGTCTTTATAGCTAAACAATTAATTCAACCTACTCAAACACAAATAGGAGATTACAATGTTTATGATTTCAAAGGTAGTGTATCTATTATGGATTTTACTATTGATTTATATATGTATACAAAACAAGAAAGAATTGAATTAAAGAGAAGATATGATGATTTAAGAAAACAAAGACAGGGTAATCCAAATTTAATGTATCCACCATTACCAAATTTTCAAATAGAGAATGATTTGGTTGGAGATAGAACAATAGAACTAAGAGGAATTAACTGTTGGTTAAAATAAATAAGGGGGTGAATTAATTGCAAGAGAAGAAAGTAGTTGCTACAATATCATTAGATGATGTTGTGGAAGAAAAAGAAAGTAAAGAAGAAGAAACAAAGTCATCTCCTACTAAAAAAAAAGAAAATAATTTAGTTATAGAAACGGCTGTGGTTGTTGGAAATGAAGAACCAGAATATTTAGATGTTGATGAAAAGATTAGACAAGCAAGAGCAGAGTATATAACAACTGATATTTCATTGAAAGATGTTGCTACAAAATATGATATAAGTGAAAGAAAACTTAAAAAACATATGTCGCAAGGTAAGTGGAATATACTTAAAAGAAGTGCTGATTTACAAGAGTTTATGATAGATGTTGTTAATGATATATATGGAACAATAGATGTTTTTGAATATATTAAACATCTATCATTAACTTGTTTAAGGAGAGGAGAATATCAAAATCCAAAAGATATAGCCATCTTAACTCAAACATTTAAAATGGCAAATGATGAAATAACTAAATTAAGGGTTGCTAATGTCAATAATCAAAATGTAAATGTTGTAGAATTAAAAGAAGGTGATTGATATGGCTTTGAAACAATTAAATATGGGAAATGTGTTAATGAATTTGTATGCAACTGAGAGAAAGAAAACATTTAATCCTATAAGATTTGTTCCAAGACCATATCAAAGAGAATTAGATGAAAGAATAGAAGAAGAATATAAAAAAAATGATGGACAAAAAAAACCAATATTTATTTCATGGTCAAGAAGAATTGGTAAAGATCAGTGGGCGTTTTCTAGGGCAGTTGAGTGTTGTATAAATATTCCAAATTTCCGTGTAATGTATATCTTTCCAACAGCAAAGCAAGGGAGAAAGAATATATTAGAAGGAATTACAATAGATGGACAAAGATGGATAGAAAGTGTTGTAGATCCACAAGTTATTAAAACAACAAAAACAGGAAGTTTATACTTTAATGATGGAAGTATTAAATTTAAAAATGGTTCAATGATAGATATTTATGGGGATGATGCGGATACAATTTTGGGATCAAACTTAAATATGCTCATAATATCAGAAGCGGCAGTTGTTAGAGAAAGTACATTTGATTATTTATTACCATCTACAAGAAAAGTTAATGGAGAAATAATATGTATTTCAACACCAAGACTAAATAGTTGGTTTAATAGAAAATTTTTAAACCCAGAAGCAGATATAATTAAATCTATTATCACAGCATATGACGCAATAGATAATGATGGTAATAGAATTTATACAGATAAAGAATTAGAAACAATTAAAACTCTTATGTCAGAAGAACAATTTGCTTCTGATTATATGTGTGATATGACAGCATTTAATGAATTGTCTATTTATGGTAAATCGCTTAAAAAGGCAACTTGGATTGATATGCCAATTATTGAACACAAACCAATATTTGTATCGTTTGACTTAGGTATATCAGACAATACGGCTATGACATTTGCTATTTTTGATGAAGATAATAAAGTTAAAATTATACATCAACATAGAAATAGGGAAAAGCCAACACAGTATTATATTGATTATATTAAACAATTTTGTATGAGATATAGAATATCACAACAAATGATAGAAATTATATTACCACAAGATGGTGGAAGTCAAATGGATTATATAAGATATTTAGCAAGTAGAAGTGAAGTTTATCGTGCAGCTGGATTTAAGGTTACTGTATTAAATCATATATCTGTGTTGAGGGCAATAGAGATAACAAGAACTGGAATAGAAAATGGTGATATACAATTTGTCAATAATATGGAAGTAAGACAATTTACAGATGTATTGAAATCATATGAATGGAAAGTTGCTGTTACAGGAGAACCAATTTTAGTACCAAAGCATGGTAGTGGATTTAGTGCTTCAAATGATGCAGATAGTTTGGAATATTTAGCTATTTATTTTTTATACGAAAAATATAGAAAAGCACATAGTTTTGATAGTGGTGTTATATTTACTAAATAGTAGGAGAGGATAGAATTGATAAAAAATATATTAAGTATTGATATAGATTTTTTTATGAAAGATTTAATTGAATATCAAAAGTTTATTGATGATGAAGTTGAAGATCCAAGTTTAGCGTGGGATATTACTAAAATGAAATATCAAAAAGATTTTATTGTAGATGAAGAAGCTATGTTATGGGTTAAAGATTTAATTCAAAAGAAATGTAGTAATGTTAAGAAATTTTGTATTATACAAGAACATGATGAAATTTATAATTTAATGAAGTCTTGGGGTTGTAATAATGCAAGTTGCACAAATATAGACTATCATCACGATATAACATATCAACAAGATGATAGTAAATTAAATATAGAGAATTGGGTTAAGTATGCAAGAAAAGATAATTTAATTTATTCTTATTTATGGATACATCAAGATGGGAGTGAAATGTGTGCAGAAAGTCCAATACAATATATGCATGGTAGTTGGAAAGATTTTACATATAAAGAAATGGATTTAATACCAGAATATGATGCTGTTGTATTTTGTATATCTAAATATTTTACATATTATAAATATTGGAATATAGCGGAAGAATTACAAAGTTATCTTATTAAAGTATTAAATGTAAACAAAGTGTTAGACAATATTAAAAATTAATTAGAGGTGAATTAAATGGGATTTAGAAGGGCATTTAGGAGAGCAACAAGAAGTATAGGTAGATTAGGAAGAAGTGCTGGTGGATTTATTGGTGGATTAACTGGTAGAGGAAGAAGTGATGATGGTGCTGGGGAAGGATATCAAGGAATAGATCCAAACCAATATAAAGCATTACAAGATCAATTTGGACAATTACAAAATCAATATAATCAATTAAATGGACAATATCAACAATTAGCACAAAATAATAAGAGTATGACAGATCAATATGGGACATTGAATAATCAATTCAATCAAATGATGAACCAATATAAAGCTATGGTTGAAAGAAATAATGGATTACAAAGCACAATAGATGATAAGAATAAGGCTATCCAACAAGAACAATTAAATAGAGATGCAGAAAAATCTAAGTATGATGCTTTAAATCAAGCTATTGGAGAAAGAGGAAAGTTTGATCAAACACAAGATGAAGGAAATGGACAAGGTGCTGGTGAAAATAGTTATGGTATAGATAAAAAAGGAATTGATTTTACAAGTCAAGTTAATCCAAATGGAGATATAAAAGATGATGATGATATAAAAAGAAGATTAAGTAGAATACTTCAAGAAAGAGGGCAAATAAGATAATCCTTATAAAGAGGTGAAAAATGGGATTTAGATTAAGATTTAGAAGTGGATTAGGAATTGGACGTGCTGCAAAAAGAGTTTGGAAAGGAATATTTCAACCAATAGAAAAAGCAGGAAAACAGTTATTATCTCCATTTAGACAAGGTAAAGATATGGCAAGAGCTATGGAAGATCAAGCTAAAAGAGAAGAACAATGGAGAGATGATGCTAGAAGAAGACAGGATGAATTAGATGCAATTAATGATAAAAGAAAGAAACAAGAAGATCAAATTGCAGATGAAAGAAGAAGAACAGAACAAATGAAAAACAATCTCGATGATCAAGATAAAAATTTGACTGATAAGAAAACTGAATATAATGGTGGTTCTGGTAATAGTGGAAGTGGAGTGCTTATTAATGAAGAAGAATTAAAAAGAAATCAAGGAAATGCACAAAACAATGGTGGAAACTTAGATGATTACAGAGAAAGATTAAAGAGAATGATGATGAAAAAATAAGAGGTATAAATGGATAGAGTAACGATACAGTTTTATTTAGATAAAGCAAAAAAAGCTAAGGAAGCTGTTAAACCAATATATAATGAAGTTTTAAAATATACTGATTTAACTTATCAAATTACAGATAGTACAACAAAAGAATTAAAGCCAAATTATATAGATAGTTTAATACCAACATCTTTAAATGACCTTGTATCATTTCTTATGTCATCTGTATTTAGTAGAACAACAAAATGGGCTAGTGTTGAAATGAATGCTAAATTATATCAACTTGTTAATGGATATGAAAGTGATTGGGTAACAAATGACAATATACAAAGATTAAACAAACAATTAGAAGATATTACAGATGTTACTTATACTTATTTAAATCAATCTAATTATTATGCAGAGATTGGGCGTTCATTAAAAGAGTGTGTAAATATAGGAGTTGGAGCTTATAGGGTTACAGAAAAAGTTGACCCTATAATGCCTTTTATATTTCAATATGTACCATTAGATGATTTGTATTATTGGGAAGATAGTTTAGGTAGACCATACTATGTATTTAAATATGTAAGAAATATTAATACTGTTGGTTTAAAGTTAATGTTTGGAGATGAAATTAAAGTACCAAAAGATGCTAAAAATCCCAATGAAGATATGTTCTCTATTATTGAAGTAATTACACCAATAGAAGAAAATCAAGGTAATACAAGTGGGTTAGGTGTAGGAGATACATTAGGAAATAAATTTATGTATCAAGTATTCACTGATGATTTAGGAGAGGAGTTGATGTCTAAGGAATTAGATTATTGTCCAATAGTTATATTCAGATGGGATAAAGAAGGAAGCAACCCAAATGGATTAGGTTTGTCTATGCTTGGATTAAAGGTGTTTAAGGATTTAGAACAAGCTAAAAAGCAAAGAGAAGCATCAGCTGAAAAATTATTAAATCCACCTTTATTTATTCAAGGTGATAAATTATTAGCTCAAATGCTTTCACTAGATGCTAAGGCGGTAAACTACACTGGTACAATGACGCCTATGCAAAGTTCATTAAATGGTGGAGTAAAAGTTGAACCAATACAAACAGTTGGGAATTTACTTCCATTAGATAAAGATATACAAGAATATAAACAAGCAATTAGAGAATTATATACATCGCACCCACTAGGACAAATAGATGAATATAAGAGAAGAAGTGCTGGTGAAAGTGAAATTAGATTAAGAGCATTAAGACAAAAATGGAGTAGAGCTTTTGAGTTTATAGAAAGAGAACTTTTAACACCAACATTTTTAATTCCTATGCGTATATTAATACATCAAAAGAAAATAGAATTTGAGCTAGGAGATTTAGATATAACATTGATTAATTATAAAAATGCTTTGGCTACAAACCAAGAAGCTCAAAGTGTTGAAAAGGTTATGTCTTATATACAAACATCTGGTGCTGTTATACAAATGGCTCAAACAGCTGGATTAAAAGTTGAAAAAACTTTAAGATATTTCCAAGATAACTTAGGTATACCATTAGAAATTAGAATGACAGATGAAGAAATGCAACAAGCTCAACAACAACAAGTTGCACAACAACAAGAAATGCAGGCGATGGCTATGCAGCAACAAAAAAATGATTTAAGAGGACAAGAAATTGCTAATGATCAACAAAAAATGGCTATGCAACAACAAGCACAACAACAAGCTATGTTAGAAGCAATGCAATAAAATTATTAAAATATAGTAAAATAAATAAACAAAATGAAAAACGATAATACTATATGAGAGGAAAGTAAATGGAAACAAAAAGAATAAAAATATACGAAGATAGATATTTAAGTTTAGTGAAGCAATTTGCTACAAATGATGATTTTAATGAGTTGATTTCATTAGCAAATACCATATACAAACTTTATGTTATGGATTGCAAAGCTAGTGGACAGCCATTAGTATATGAAAATTTTGGCGACATGCTTTTATATCAAATAACTAAATATCAAGAAAGTAATTATGGGGGTAATTAATGGAAGGACAAGTACAAAATCCTTTAAATAATAATGTAAATACAGATCCAGCTGATAAAAGTAAATTACAAAATCCATTAGAGGATAAGGTTGGCAATGTAGAAAATCTATTATTACAAGGGAATGAAACAAATCCTACAAATCCAATAGAACAAAAACCAGCTATAAATCAATTTGGTTTACCTGTTGATGGAGATGTAGGAAATATAGAAGAAGTTAAAACAGATAATTTAGATGAACAAAATCCTATTGATCCAGCCGACAAAGATAATCCATTATTAAATGATGTATTAGATACATTGGGTCAACAAAATGGAATAGATGAAATGTTGGAAGGATTAGGAATTGAGGGTACAAAATTTGGTGGAGTAGATTTAGCAGAATTTCAAGACTTCTTAGATTTTGAAACACCAGAAGGTAGAGAAGAAATATTAAACGAAGTAAAAAGATTAAAGGGTTATGGTTATAGTGATGAACAAATAAAAGAATATACTGTTAATTCACTAGAACAATATAATGAAGGGTATCAAGCTGCTATGGCAGAAATGCAACAACAAGGTAATTATAGTGATGAAGCTATGACACCAGCAGAGATAAAAGCAAATCTTGAAGCTAATTTATCAAGAGTTGAAATAATGAATATCCCTACATTATTAAATTGGGTTAAGGCAAACATCAATTCAGAAATTTTAACTAATGATTTATTAAATGGAATGTTTACAGATCCAACATCTATAAAAGTATTAAATGCACTTTATAATGGAAGCATGAAAAACAATGGGGTTAAGACACAAGAACCAAGAATAATCAATAATGTACAAAATAAAATGCAAATACAACCATTACAAGCTATGCAATTTTATAGAGATTGGTTAGGAAAACAACCAAGTGTAACAAAAGAACAAACTCTTGAACAAATAAATAAATTAAGAGGAATGATTGGAGATAATTTATTAGGAGAATTTGATGAATTGTTTAATGTTTTAAAATAAATAAATTAAATTAAAGAAAGGATTATATGTATATATTCTGTGCATATATGTTCGTATGAGGTGAAAGAAAAGAATGGCGTATAATATTACCCAAGCAAAACAAGCTCAGTTTGAAGCTGTTATGCTACAAAAGTTAAAAGAAGAAAAAGGTAATCTATTATTAGGGTATGGACAAAAAGCAGTTGTAAAAGGTGCTAATACACATACATTTTATAGATTAGGAGAAAGTACTGTTGATAATGCAGGAGATTTTAATATGTATAAGGATGCATATACAGGTTCTGGTGGTACAGCAGAAAAAGTAACTGCTACTATTGAAATGATATATGCAAGTGATAGAATAAAGAAAGAAGATATAAACTCAACTACTATCAACTTAGAAAGTTCTTATATTAAATCTTTATCAGATGCATTAGCAAGAGAAGTGGATAAGAAAATATTAGGAGCAATAATTGCAAAGAAATCTGGTGGTACTGCTGCTGCTGGTAAATTAACTCCAATGGGAGATAGTACAAAAGCATTAACTGATACTGCTAATATAGATGCATTAATTCAATCAGCTGTTTATGCTGCTACAAATGTTAAAGATATGACTGCATCTACTGGAAGCAATGGTGTTGCATTAGTATTAACTGCAAAAGAATTTTCACAATTATTCACTGTTGAAAAAATAGCTTCTAATAACTATTTAGGTGGATTAAAAGAAGGAACTTCAAGTTTAAAAACTTTCTTAGCTTGTGAAGTTGTAAAAGTATCAGAATATGCAAAACCAAAAGATAATGGTGGAACTGGTATAAATGCTATATACTTTATTCCTACACAAACATTTGGTGTGGCTTCTTGGGAAAATGATTTAGAAGCAAAATCTTGGGAAGACTTAGCAACTGATAGTATAGCTTGTAGAGTTAAAAGAAGTTTAGGAGTTGCTGTAATAGAACCAGAAAGCATAATTGAATTTTTATACAAGGCTTAATAATTAGTTAGGTGTAGGATAGGGGTAGTTAATTCTATCCCCTATTTTTAGATTATAGAGAGGTGATTAAATAAATGGCGAAGTTAAGAAATATCTCATATATAGTAAAAGAGATAGCTATTAATTCATCTACTACAAACTATGAATTAAATGGTATAGTTGGGAATAATTTGGAATTTTATGGATTAGATAAAATTACTGGAAATTATAAAGAACTACCAAAGGCTTGGTATCAATTAATTAAAAATAATGGGAATTATGTATTTAAAGTAGTAGACCTATCTATATTTAATTATTCTAAAATTCAAGTTGCTTTATGGTATGATAATAAAAGTTTAACTTATGTAACTGAATTTAACCCAGATATAAAGGTTTTAGTAGATAGATATAACATATTAGTGAATACCGTTTCGCAATTATGGGAGTATACAAAAAGACAAATGGTAGTTGGAGATAGTGTGGAAATGCATCTAATTCTTCCTAAATTAAAAAGTGATGAATTATGGATATGTAAAGGAGATCATTATGAAGCAATTTCTATTACAAATGTAAACGAAGAATTAAGAAAAATAATCGATATGTATGCTGATATGTATAAAAAGCAATTTGAGCAAAAAACTGAGGAACAAAAAAGAATCTTAAATGATTATACAAATGAACAAAAAACAGTTTTAGAAATATATAAAAATGAAAAAATAAATGATTTATTGTCAGAGTTGACAAAATTAAAAACTCAACTAGGCGGATATGCTAATGATAAAAAAGAAGAAATTAGGGCATACGGAGAATCTGTAAAGTCAAATTTATTTATAGAAACAAAAAAGAAAGTTGATGATTATTTAGTTGATAAAAATAAATCTATTGAGGAAAATATTACAAAGAAAGCAAAAGAAGCTGTTGATAATTTAGATGGTGTAATTTCAAATAAAGTTCAATTAAAGATAGATGTATTATTCGAAAAATCAACTCCTATATTATTAAAGACTTTAAAAGATAAGATTGATGAATTTTTAACAGAAAAAATAAAAAATATAAATACTTCAATAGAAAAGAAAGTTGATGATTATATTGCGTCAAGAGATGAATTAATCAAAAAGAAAGTTGAAGATATAGCAACAGCTGAAGTTGGAGAAGCTGTAAAAAAAGCAAAGGATAATATTTTAAAAAATGTTCAAGAAGAATTGGTTCAAAAGAAACAAGCTGAAATTAATTCTTTTACTAATCAAGTAAATATTATTACAAATGAAAAGATTAAATTAATATCAGATAGTTTAAATTCTTTTATGAATAATAAAGGAAATGAAATAATAAGAGAAAAAGTAAAAGAAACAGTAAATGCAAAAGTTAACGAAGATATGAAAACATTTAATGTAACTCATTCTATACAAGGTAATAAGGTAAAATTAACTTTTACATTAAAAGATTTTCATAAAGAGATAGAATTTCCAAGTGGGGAAAATTTAGATGGTAATGCTATATTAAATAGAATGAATGGGGATGTTGACAAAACTAGTTCTTCATTGGAAACATTTAAAAAGTTATTAGATATTAAACATCAAGATTTAACTCCTTATTTACAAACAAAAGATTTTATAAATGAATTTCTAAAAGCATTTGACAATAATGTGATTGTATTGAGAAAACAAGAGTATGATCAATTACCTCAAAAAAACCCTCATAAAATATATTTGATAGAAAGAGAAATAACTTAATTGAGGTGTATCAATGAGTAATATAAATTTTAATAAAATAGATAGTGTATTTTATAGAGATAGAATTATTGACCAAATATATTTTAAAAATACTTGTGTATGGGGGTAAAATATTAAATTGTTTAAATATCCATTTTTATTAACAAATGAAAATTTAGAAGTGATAGATTTAGATGATCCAAATTTTGATATCAATATTGCTACATTTGTATATATAAAATATAAAAAATATTTAAATTTTATTAAGGGACAAGATAAAGAAAAAGAAATCAAAGATATTTTTAAAAATAAAAAAGGTGGAAATTTATTTAAAAATACAAAAGACTTTTCTACCCAAGGTGTTACATGGCTTAATTCGGATGCATATATAAAAGAAGAAGAAAAATTGAATGAGTGCAATGTTGTTTCAATAATAAAACATTGGACAGGAATTGGGCAAGAAATAACATTGGGGGGAATGGCATGTAAACTTTGATAATAACAAAGTTAGAAGATTGCCTAAAATGTCCATACTTAAGAAATAT